GTGACCGATCCCAGCATGTGCCATCACGAGGATCTGCATCATCATGGTGTTCTCCTCCATGCAGTAGACCAGGCACGGAGAAGTATTGCTCACGATCTCGTAAGCCAAACCCATCTCGCCGCGCTTATAGCTTCGAGCGTTGCTGATGAAGTCCTTCCCGTATGACCAGTGGTTGTACGCGATGGGCAGACCGACCGTCGAGTAGAGGTCAAGCATCTGCTCGGCCGAGATGATCTCGATCTGGTTCGGGTACCACTCAAGCCCGAGGTCCTTGGCGATGCGCTCGATCTCGGCGTAGTACTTCTCGAGGAGCTCGAACGTCCACTCGTTGGTAGTAGTGATGGGAGTTCTCATGTGGTCTCTTTCTCGAACAGCTTGCGGAAGACCGGGAAGATGTCTTCAGGTGAGTGGATGACCGCGACGTCGATGTTGTTGAACACCGGCATCAGGGCGTTGATGAACATCTCCGAGAGATCATTGTCATCGGCACCGATCTGGATGTAAGCGTAGTACTGCACGTACGGGAGAAGGTCATCGAGCAACGCGATGCAATCATCACGGTCAGAGCTGTAGTTGTCACCGTCGGAGGTGTGGCAGAAGTAGATGTTCCAAGATCCACCGGAGTATCTCTCATGCATGATCTCCTTGGCGAGTTCCAAGGCAGGAGACACCATCGTGCCGCCGCTCTCAGGTGAGTAGAAGAACTCTTGCTCATCTACTTCCTTCGCCTCGGTGTGGTACCTGATCGGGACGATGTCGATGTGCTCATAGATGCGGTGGAGGAAGAGGTAGAGCAGCATGTAGAACCGCTTTGCCATCTCCTTCTTGTGCTCATCCATGCTGCCGCTCACGTCCATCAACATGAACATGACAGCTCGCGTGGTAGGTACCGAGACGAGCTCGAAGCGATTGTAGCGAAGGTCAAACGTGTCAATGAACGGAACTGCCTTGATCTTCTTCTTGAGAGCGATGATCTGGGCCTTGAGAGACTCGATCTCATCAAGTACCGTTCTTGGGATCTCGTTGAAAGATAGAGAGCAATCTTCAAGTAGAAGAGCTAACTTCTCTTCTAGCTCCTTGAGCAGCTTCTTCTTCGGTCCGCGCAGCGCAGATCGACGTCCGATCGACTGCTTCAGCGAGCGAATGTAGTTCAGGCGACCAGGAGTGCCGGTGATCGAGTAACCCGAGCGCTTCAGCTTGGTCTCGACGATCGTTGACAGTTGCTTCTTGACCATGTCAGGAAGCTCGAGGTCCTCGAAGAAGATGTCAAGGTATTCCTTCTTGGAGATCATGAACTGAAAGTCATCATCACCTCCGCCCTGACCTACGCCGCTTCCAGAGCCTCCGCCGCCGTCCTCATCAGGCTTCTCGATGGTGTCACCGGGGACGTACTCCTTGTTGCCTGGGTAGACGCGCTCGGTATCACCTCCCTTGCCGTGGTGGAACCAAGGCTCGTGGATGTCCTTCTTGGGAACGGTGACGCTTTGGCCGTTCGTATCGGCGATGTCCTTGATGTTGCCGTTCTTGATGTTCTCGCGAATGGCTTCCTTGATGTGACGGTTGACTCGCTTGACGAATCTCTGCCTGTTGGAAGAGCTCTTGTTGTTGCCGTTCTTTCTGCGATCGATGACGTGTGCAGTCATGTTAGATGCTCAAGATGTTGAACGGAGGACGAACGCCTGCGCTGTACTCTGCTGCTGCTCCTAGTGCCAACTTGACGATCTCTTCTGGATCGACCGAGGGCGATTGTTTGTGGAGAGCATACATCGCTCCCAAGGCGAGATCGGTACCGCACCCACAAGCATCGTAGGGGACGGTGTTCCAACCCAGCTGAAAGTCATCGGAAACGTAGAAGATCCGACCCTGAGTAGCCACGAGGAACGTACCGCCTTGTTGATCACCCTGTTGAGCTTTCTTGTCATAGCCGTTCTTGGCAAAGCACTCGCGTACCTCGTCGATGAACGTCGTGGTCATGTGCTTCTCGAGGTCCCAGGTGCTGCAGGGAGTCGGGTTGAACTTGTACCTGAGCAACTGGCCCATGCGGAAGCTAGTAGTAAATCCCATCAAGTACGGACCGTTGATGAAGACCTTGTGGTCTCCGCGAGACGTGATGGAGTAACCTGCAACCCCAGCACTGTCTCCGCCCATCCATACCTTTCCAGCTCGTTCGTATGCTACGATGCAAGTCATCAGATGTCCTCAGTTGTGCTTACGATAGCGCAGGAACCAGTTCACCAGCAGTTCAACCTGCTTGCGAGTGTAACCCTTCTGGACCATGCGATCAACGAACGCGTCATGCTTCGTTTGTTCTTCCTTCGAGCTCTTCGTGCTGAACGCGACGATCGGCAGCAGCTCCTCGGTGTTCGTGAAGATGCGCTTCTCGATCACGTCCTTGATCTTCTCGTAGGACGTCCAGTCGGGGTTCTTCCCGTGGTTCGCTGCACGTTGACGCAAGCAGTAGTTCACGCACTCGTGGCGGAAGTCCTTCGGGTTGCTTACCCCGGCAGGCTTCTCGATCTTCTCGAGCTCGGCGTTCAGCATCTCGCGGTCATACATCTCGCCGGTGTCCTGGTCACGGTACTCGGTGTTTTGGATCCAGTTGTCAGCGTAGGAGATGTAACGATCAAACAGGTTCTGTCCGTACTCTCCATATGACTCGAGGTAAGCAGTCTGGATCTCACGGCCGATGAACTCGCCGAACTTCGGAGCTAGGACCGTCTTGATGAAGTCAATAAACTTCTCCTCGGTCTCGGTCGCGAACTGCTCTTGCTCGATCTGCTTCTCGAGGATGTACATGAGGTGAACCGGGTTGGCTGCTACCTCGGTCGAGTCATAGTTGAACACCTTCGACAGGATCTTGTAGGCGAAGCGAGTCGATAGACCTGACATCCCCTCGTCTACCCCAGCAGCATCGCGGTACTCTTGCAGCGGCTTTGCCTTTGGATCAGTGTCCTTCAAGTTCTCACCGTCATACACTCTCATCTTGGAGAACAGGATCGAGTTCTCAGGCTCCTTGAGGCGAGTCAGCACGGAGAACTGTGCCATCATCTCGAGGGTACCTGGAGAGCACGGAGCTTCCGACAGAGAGCTGTTCTTGAGCAGCTTCTCGTAGATGTGAGTTTCTTCGGTGACGCGGAGGCAATACGGAACCTTGACGATGTAGACGCGGTCGAGGAACGCTTCGTTGTTCTTGTTGTTGCGGAAGGACTGCCACTCGGACTCGTTGCTGTGAGCGATGATCACTCCGCTGAACGGAATCGCTGCTCCCTCCGTGCCGTTGTAGTTACCCTCTTGGGTAGCGGTCAACAGCGGGTGCAGCATCTTGATCGGAGCCTTGAACATCTCGACGAACTCCAGGAGACCCTGGTTCGCGATGCAGAGGCCACCGCTGTAGCTGTAAGCGTCGGCGTCATCTTGAGAGAAGTCTTCAAGCTTGCGGATGTCAACCTTGCCGACCAGCGCGGAGATGTCCTGGTTGTTCTCATCACCCGGTTCGGTCTTCGTGATGCCTACTTGATTCAGGCGAGACGGCCACGTCTTGACGACGGTGAACTTGGTGATGTCACCCTTGTACTCGCGAAGACGCTTGGCAGCCCACGGAGACATGACGTGGTTCAGGTAGCGATCACTGATGCCGTACTCCTTGTCGAGGACCTCGCCGTAGACGTCCTTGTCGAAGAGTCCCAGGGGAGATTCATGAACCGGAGAACCCTTGATCGCGTAGAAGGGGACGCTCTCGACGAGGTCCTTCAGCTTCTCGGCCAAGGATGACTTGGAGGAACCAACCGGTCCCAACAGGTAGAGGATCTGCTTCTTCTCTTCCAAGCCTTGAGCAGCATGCTTGAAGTAAGCAACGATCTCCTCGATGACGTTCTCGATGCCGTAGAAGTCAGCGAAGGCAGGGTAGCGTTTGATGACGCGGTTGGTGAAGATGCGGCTCAGACGAGCATCGTTCTTCGTGTCAACCATCTGAGGCTGCCCGATCGCTGCCAGCATTCTCTCGGCGACGGTCGCGTAAGCAGAACGATCCTTCTTGCAGAGATCCAGGTAATCTTGTACCGACATCTCTTCAGGTTGATGGTTCGTGTACTGCTCCTTGTACTTTGCGAATATGTTCATTGTCTTGTTTCCTATGTGATCAAAGGGTTAGTACAGGTCCTGCGCGATCCTGCAATCAATTACAGGATCTTTCTAATGGATTACCTTATTCAGCTGCGGCAAAGAACCCTGCTGAGATCGCGGTACAGACCCAGAAGGTGATCGCGCCGACTGCCGAGGAGAACATCATCCGGAGCAACCCGAACCCGATCTCAGAAGCTGACGTCACCGGAGCTTTGATCGCGTCGATGATCTCCAAGAGACCACCTACTAGCATCACCCAGAAGCCAACGTAGATGCCTGCAGCGATGCCTAGGGCGAAGAGGATGATGCCGATGAGAGTCAAGAATGCTTTCATGATAGTTTCCTTGTATGTTTGATCTATTTAAAGATCTTGGTGATCTCTTTATTCACGGTATGCGCGATGAGCCAAACGACGATGACGACGACGAGCAGAGGGATGAGAACTTCCCACCAGAACCAGAAGATGAAACCAGCTGCCTTCAGGAGGAGCAGCATCACGAGGATGAACATCAGAGCGAACTTGGTCATTTTTTACCCTTAAAGTCAGTGGCGTAGTAACCTGATCCCTTGAGGATGAAACCAGGAGCAGAGAATTGTTTCTCCATCATTCCCTTGGCATGACACTCAGGGCACTTGGAGGGAGCTTTAGCTTCCTTTTGAAGCTTTTCGACGGTGTGATTGCAGGCTGTACACTTGTAAGCAAAGAGAGGCATAGTTCTCCTAAGTGGCGATGTTGATAGCTTCGATTACCGTTCGCTCGAGGTCATGAAAGATCGAGATCCCAAACCGTTGAGCAAGTGCATGTAGATACTTCATCTTCGGAGCGCCTGAGGGATACCCTAGGACGCACCTTCCCCTCATCGAGTAAAGTCCGAACTCGACGTTGGTAGTCAGAGCAGGCATGTCAGCCATGTCACGAGGTACCCAGAAGAGGATCGCCGTCGCGGTCTCAAGTCCTTGCCACTCCCACTCAACCTGATCGTCATAGTTGAACTTTGGGTTCATTGAGCGATCTTCTGGAACGAAGACGGTTCCGTCAAAGAGGTGCTTTCTCAAGAGAGCGATCGCTTCAGGACGCCAAGACTTGACGCTTGGGTCTCTAGGAGTAGGACCAGCTAGAAAGATCGAGGCTGGAATGTTCTCTCGTGCGTAGATTAGATTCATGGTGCACCTGGAAGGTTCGAGCCCTCATCTTCCGCTGGAATGCGGATGTTCTGTCATTGAACTACAGGTGCTTACATGATCATTATAACATCGACTTCTGAAGAAGTAAACAATCTTATTGCCAAAATTGTTCGATTCTTCCCTGCTTCACGTCTCTCAGCCGAGCTTTGACGTCAGACCGGTGATCGGTCACCACGTCATCACGATCACGGTAGGTTCTCACCTTGTCACCGCGCATGCCTGACCCACGAGCTTCATCCTTCTGCTTGCTGAGAGCAGCGTACTTCTGGTCATCGTAGAACTTCTTCACTCTGATCTCAAGCATGGCACGAGCGGTCTTCCGGTTCATGAGTTGGCTTCTTGAGTCACCTGACGCCTCGATGCCGGTAGGAAGGTGACGCATGATGACGCAGCTCTCGGTCTTGTTCTTGTGTTGCCCGCCGGGACCAGTGCTCTTGGTCGTGAAGGTGTGAATCTCACGCTCATCAAGCTTCCACTCACTCTCCTCGGGGACGATCGACGCAACTACCGTGACCGTTGAGGTGTGAACTCTACCTTTTCTCTCCGTGGGAGGTACTCTTTGCCACCTGTGACCGCCGCTCTCTTGGAGCAGCCTTCTGATGAGATTGTCCGGCCCATCGACCGTCAGATTGATTCAACCGTGCTCGGTCTCAACCTCTACGTGAGCACGAACGCGCTCAGCGAACTTACAGTAGATCGCAGCTTGATCGCTGACGAGCAACTTTGCATCTTCTCCACCCTCACCCGGGCGAATCTCCAAACATATCTTAGTCACGATTTTCTCCTTGGTTGTACTACAAATGTGGTTCTGGTCCTGTAAGCGGGATTCGGTCTTCGTGTTTCCACGGAGGCTATCATTCGACTACGATTTTCATCGTCCTCGCCGGCTTTCACTCCGGGTCAACGGTGCACCAACCCGACCTCTACACGAGCAGCGTCAACGAGGTCTGTTTGGCTTGCTCCAGTGATCGTCACGGTACGAACGAGCTATTTAGGCTCTCCCGCGTCGCGATCTCTCTTGCTCTAGGGAGTCCCGACTTTCCTCAGAGGTTTTCACCCCCGCGATAGCCCGGACCAGAATTTTCTACCTTTTTGCCACCCATTTATCAAATGGGTATCGACTTTATCAATTTTAACTTTTTTACTAACTTTGAGAATTCACGGAGGACTTTCATCCTCGCTAGTTTTCAAGACTAGTGCCTTAAACCACTCGGCCAACTCTCCAGTTACTCGTGATGCTTAGAACGCGAATTCCGGTTTAACGCCGAGAACCGCGGCAACGTCAGCTGGACTGAAGCGATACATCTTGCTGTCGATCGGAGATTTTCCGATGACGTACTTGTTACCGCGCATCCCCTCGATCTTGAAGGTGCGAGCGCCGAGAGTGAAGTCCTTGCCGATGTTCTTGACGGACAGACCGAAGCGGAAGCCGTGGCGTTCCATGTCCTTGTAGAGCAATGGATCAGCATCGCCGGTGATGTCCTTGGAACCGAAGTTCACTTCTTTGATCTTGAAACTAGCATCATTGTAGGAGATGCTGAAGGAACTTACGGTCAGCTTGTGTTTCTTAGCAACGGTTGCCAAGGCAGCTTCAAGGTCAGCACGAATCAAGATGAGAGATTGTTTAGTGATTGCCATGGTAAGGTCCTTTGATTGATTTGCGATAGAGTAATTATATCAAAGCACCACAAAAAGTAAACACTTTTGTGGTGCTCTAGCAAATCTTTTTAGAACCTCAGGACAGGTCGAAGTCTTGGAAGAGCTTGATCTGGTCTGACTGAGACTTACACTGCTTGATCTGCTTGGACAGCAGAGCGTCAGGGTGTTGGCGAATGTACTCTGCCATCGCGAGGATGAGGTCGTACTGGTTGATGCTCTTTGGTTCTGGTTTCACTGTGCTTCCTTCGGGCCTACTGGGCAATAAAATTCGTCGGTGGCGACGATGACGGGTGGAACGATGAGCTCGACGAAGAAGAGTCCCATGATGAGGTTCCAGGCGTTCACCTTGTAGGACAACTTCGGGTTCTGGTCTTCACCGATCCCCTTGCACTCACCGAACTGCGTGCGCTCGGTACAGCCTGCTAACAGCAGGAGGATCGCGCAGGTTGCTAAGATTCTCTTCACGGTACTTCTCCTCAAAAATTCATGGTAACACATCTTCTTGAGGTTGTACATTTTGCTTTACCCCGGTACCCTTACAGTCAGAACACATGCGATACATGAAGAGGAACTCGTTGCCGGTTCCCTCGCACTTCGGACAGCGCTCATCTTCCTTGATCTTTGCAGCTCGGGCATCATCAAACGTCACTCTTGGATCATTCATTTCTTCTCCTTTGTTTGCTCTGCATCAACCAGGATCAACTGGTGTTTAGCGCGGGTGGCTGCGACGTAGCAGAGGTTGTTCTCCTGGTCAAGCTCCCAGTCCTTCCGAGCCCACTTGGAAGGACCGGTCTGCAGCCAGAACACGTTGGTCCACTCACGACCTTTCGACTTGTGGATCGAGGACAGCAGAACGACCTCACCGGTGACGTTGTCCTCGAAGATCTTGTCGATCTCGTTGCAGAGGGAACCGACCGGATCCTTAGTGTGCGGATCGCTGTCCATGACGCGGTTGATCAACAGCTTCAAGCACTCGATGCGATCTTCAACGGCGACTGCTTTGCTCTCTTGTTCTTTGGCGCGGAACTTAGCAGTCTCCGAGTCATTGTGCTTGTCGAGGTTCTTCAGCAGAGCATCGAACGTCTTTGACTTCCAGCGACGAGCGAGGGCTTTCAACCCGGAGCCGATCTCACGGCCTTCAACCTTAGCCGGGATGCCTGCAGCGATGAACTGGTAAGCAGTTTGGATGAGCGGAGCATTGAAGCGGCAGAGGATGGCATCACCGGGTTTCGCAGCCAAGGTCAGCTTCTCGGTGAGGTTGCGAACGATCCCTTCCGGGGCAGATTCATGAGCTTGAATGTGAGAGACGTACTGGTGAGCATAGTCTACGACAGCCTTCGGGCAACGGTAGGTCACGGTCAGCGGCATCTTCACTGCGTTGACGGCATCTCCGATGAGGTCCAGAGCATCGGCGTCTGCTCCGGTGAACCCGTAGATCGCTTGGTGACGATCACCGACGGCGACGAGGCGGCCGCCTCTCTTCAGCATCAGCAGAGCAAGAGCACGGCGAGAAGCGTTGGTATCTTGAGCTTCGTCGATCAACACCCAGTCAAACTCTGGAGCCTTGACCTTGTGAACGAGGGGTGCGTAGATCATGTCATCGAAGTCGATCACGGTGTGATCTTGTTCGATAGACTTTTGCAGCAGTTTCTTCGCAAGTGTGATCACGAGTTGATCATTCCCGACGGTGTCAATGTCGAAGTGATCGATGAGGTTCAACCAAGCAGAGTAATCGTCGATCGACGTGACGACCCCGAGAGCAGATTGCTTCGCGTAGGAGACGAGCTTCAGAACTTGACCTTCAAATTCTTGGTAGTGTGGGTACGGAGCAGCAGCGAGGCGGAAGATCGTCCGGCACTTCTTGTCATCAACCTTGACGTTTCCGGCAACCTTGCGCCACATCTTGAAGCCAGCAGCATGCATCGTAGAAACGATCAACCCGTCCTTCAGAGCACCGTCTGCTTTACGAGGAGCACGAGCAGCGATCTCCTCGGCGATCTTCTTGTTGTAAGCTCCGAAGAAGATCGGGCCGTACATCAGCTCTAAGGCATGGATCAGGGTAGTTGTTTTACCGGCACCGGCCACAGCTTCCAGGACGCAAGAACCTTGGCCATCGGTGATCCAGGTGAAGAAAGAAGCTTGTTGCGGAGAAGGGGAAAATTTCATGCAGCCTCCTATGGAATGGAGTAATTATATCATAAGCTACAAGAAAGTAAACACTTTTGTTAGTGACCACCGCAATAAAGTACCGCGTTGTCCCACGCAGCTTCCTCGGTAGAGCCCTTGCCTAGGGTAGTTTCCCAGCCGTCACTGATGAGCCATTCACCGGTGCGGTAGTGAGGGTAAGCATGAGCTTTCGGAAATTGCTCTTGAACGAAGTCTCTTGACCTGGTGTCTTTCATGCAGCCTCCAGCTTCTTCAGGTCACGGTTCATCCGACGCTTCCAGTGTTTCAACGGAGTGTAGGTGAAACCAGTGTTCACGTACTTCTTCTTGTAGCAACGCATCAATGTATCTCCTTGAGAAGATCGCGCTTAGCAGCAGCACGAGCAGCTTTTTTCATGTAGAAGCGAACGGCACGACCAGAGCGACGGCCGTGACCCATGGTAACCCAGTCAGCATTGTCCCAGTGCTTCCGAGAGAGCGGAGCAGCCTTGAGACCCTTTTCTTCGATCAAACCGTAAGCTTTCACCTTACCTCCCGTGTCTCAGATAATCAACAGTGCAGTCGATGGTGTCAGCAGTGATCGCGACGATGTTCACGACCTTGACACCCTTGATCCTTGCATCGGACTCCAGACTGTATTGAACGAACGATGCATCTTCCCAGTAAGACGTATCAGAGCTTCTGCTCATGATGAGGTTTCCGTCAAGATCCTTGAAGTTGATCTTTCCCTTCTTCGTAGAACTTCTGAAGCTCCGAAGACGAGGAGCAACGGTACTGAGATAGTGCTTCATGTCGAATTCTTTAGCCACGGTAGAATCCTTTTGGTTGATTTGATGAGGTAATTATATCAGGTGCTTCAAGAAAGTAAACACTTTTGTTGAGTACACCTCAAAGATTTGATGCTATTTAGGAGGAGATTGACGACTTCGAGTGAAGTCTGGAGATGGGTGTTGCTGGAACCCTCGACCGGAGTCGAACCGGTGCGATCAAGTTTAGGAAACTCGACGCTGATTCCGTCAGCGAGGGTAACGTGGAACCCCAGAGGAGAGTCGAACTCCACTGTCCATCCTTCGGAGGGATAGCACCGATTCCGTCGGCTAGGGTATATCACCGACCTTATCAAGTTGTGATAAGGTCGGTAAAGTTTGTTTCTACTTCAGCTACTTAAGCCTATCACTCGCCATCTTCCGGGAGACCCAGAGAGAACAAACGGTTGTAGTACTCTTGAGTCTTGATCTTCACCATGAAGTCATCGCCCTTCGCGATCACTCCCTCGAAGACCGGGTACTTTCCTGAGCGAACGTCAAGGATAAACTCCTTGTTCAAGTTACCCTCGTAGATCACTTGAGCAGCTTGCGGAAGGTCACCGTAGACCTCGACGAACCTCTTAGGAGGGATGAATCCCTTCTTGAAGAGAAAGACGTCGAACAACCTCAGCTCTTTCGCTTCCCCCTCGACGTGCTTTCCGGCAAAGCTTGAAGCACCGAAGAACTCGGTGAACGCGGTGATGCGCTCCGGCTTCTTGATGATCTGAGTCGTGCGGTAAACGATCTCGTCTGCTAGCTTCTCCATGAAGATCGGGATGGCTTCGCAGAAGGTAGGAGCAGAGGCGTCGAACATCTGACGTCGGGTGCCGAACTTGTTCCAACCCTTCTTGGGAGACCACTCCCAGCGCAGGTTTGAACCGTCATACTTGTAGAAAGCCACGCAGGGCTTTCCGAGAGGAGCTTTGGAAGCTCCCATGATGCTTGGATATTGTAACATACTTACCTTTCAGGATGAGTTCCTGAAAGCATTCAGAGGGGGATGAGGGAGGTGTCTAGGTGATCGCCTCGCTCAAGAGCGTTCATGAAGTCGAGGTAGTCTTGGGAGGGCTTGACGTCAGCTAGATCGTCAGCGTAGATGTCACGAAAGACGTGACGAACGGAGATCTCAAGAACCTTCTTCATGTTAGCCTTCGTGAATGCTTCCAGAGATGTGTAGACTTCTGGATTAGCAACTTGGGCCTGCGAGGATAAGACTTCCATGATGATGATCTCCTTTGATGTGGAGCCCCCGAGAAGAGTTGAACTTCAACTTCCGTGCTTCGTAGACACAGTGCTGGTTCCGCCAGCGGGGGCGAGGTTTGTTATGTGGTGCCCAAGGACTAGAATCGAACTGTCGCTTCTAACTTACAAGGTTAGCACTCTACCACTGAGTTACAAGGGCATTGATTGGTGGATGGCACGGTGGCTCTTAGCTTTTCGTGCTAGGGAATGGGTACCCTTCGCCGCATCCATTTCGGGGTGATCGACCGGTTACGATCCGGTACCATCTGATTCACAGTCAGAGATGCATAGCCAATACACCACGACCACCGGTGCTCACACGAGGAATCGAACCTCGGACTCTTGATTACGAAACAAGAATAATGCCACTTTACGATGCGAGCAAAACAGACCTCCCGGCCTGGCATTGAAGAGTTTGTTGAGCAGAACTTACTAAGTTCTAGACTGGATGGTCGTAACGGAGCTGTTGGGTCTCAACGAGGTATGATCTATGCTTATCCCTACAGGTGCCCCAGGTCGGAATCGAACCGACTACCTCTTTCTTACCAAGAAAGCCGTCTGCCAATGAAGTACAAGGGCATTATTTTAAGACTCTTCCTTTTCTCCACCCTTCAGGAATTAAGTCTGACTTCTTTACTGATCTATTTTCTGTTCCATTTGTGATCCAAAATCTACCAAATTGAGAATTCTTTTCGCCTTGCTGGTGATTGATAGCTTCAAATGTGCATTTTCGTTTTTCGTTTGAATCTGAAGAACTTGCAACTAATCGAGCGCTTGCTAAACCGCCTAACATTCTTTCACGAATTTCACCAACAGCCCATCTTTTATTACCTCCAATAGAACAAGCTTTTGAATATTGAAGTCTAAATTCAGGATCTTTAAGTTGTTTTCTTAACCATTCAACTCTTGCTTTACCTGCAAGGTGAGCAACTTCCAACCTTTTTTCTTTTGGATAAGTTAGATTCACGAAGAACCAACTTCCTCTACCACCAACTGTAAGGTTGTAGACATCATCTCTACCAATGAACTCTTCATTCACCAATCGAGCTTCTTCAGCAAGCATCTCTTCAGGGGTCTCGTGAAAGCTCAAGATTTCCTTCTTGAAGTTCTCGATGCCATACTTCTTTTTGGCATTTACGAGACGTCTACCTGATCCCATGTAACCATCATCAAGATTTTTAGTCATGTGACAGCCGATGTAGATCTTGCTGTTGACCATGTTGGTCAGTTTGTACACTAGATAGAATGTTTTCATGATTCTATTTATAGTCTAATGCACAGATGTAGCTCCTAGCAGAATCGAACTGCTGTATCGGCGATGTCGACGCCGCACTCTACCATTGAGTTAAGGAGCTATAGCATCGCAGTATTGCAGCTGTGACCCGACCTAAGCGGACAGCTCTACGATGAGTTGGAGTCCCACAGCGGAATCGAACCGCCCTTCGCGGATTTGCAATCCGCTGCATCGCCAATCTGCCAATGGGACATCGTGTTACGGTAGTACTCCAGGGATTCGAACCCTGCCGTTGCAGCCGATCTGACCACTCTCCAGGGAGTATAAAGCCCCGCCGCTCACCAAAGCTGAGTACCATCTTGTTGGTCCCTCCCCGCGGAATCGAACCGCATCCTACGGATTTTCAGTCCGCCGTACGCACCAGCTATACCAAAGAGGGATGGCAGGCCCGGAGAGGATCGAACTCTCTAACCTTGGTTCAAAGCCAAGTATCCATACCATTGGATATCAGACCAATCGTTGGCAGGGGATGTCAGAATCGAACTGACGTCTACAGCTTCAGAGGCTGTCATTCTACCATTGCACTAATCCCCAACAGAAAATTTCATCTTTCTTCCTTGTCTCCAACCAGAAGAAAGGTACTTCTCAACATCTTCATTCTTGATCTTCATGGATCGTTTTTCAAGATCTGAAAAGATCCAACATGTACCGAATTGTGAATTCCCAGATCCAGCTTGTTTGACTGAGTTGATTCTTCCTACACGATCTCTTGCTTCTTGTGTAATCTTTGACCCAGCATATGCAAAAGATTCTCTCATCTTTTGTAATCCTTCAGGAGACATTGCCATCTCTTGCATTCTTTTCTTAGTTCCTCTTATGAGGTTATCGGTCATTGAGAGATAGAATTTTGAATCTTTGTCTTTTGCTAATTCTTTGCATTTTATCCAAGCAGCCTGTCTTCCAAGTAAAGCTCTTCCAGATTGATTCACGTGGAACCAGCTACCCTTACCGCCACATGCTAAGTTGTAGACATCATCTCGTCCGATGAACTCTTCATTCACCAGCCGTGCTTCTTCGGCAAGCATCTCTTCAGGTGTATCGTGAGTACTCAAGATCTCCTTCTTGAAGTTCTCGATGCCGTACTTCTTGATGGCGTACCCGATTCTTTTTCCTGAACCCATGTAGCCGTCATTCACGTCTTTCGTCATGTGACAGCCGATGTAGATCTTGTCATTCACCAAGTTGGTGAGTTGGTACACTAGATAGTAGATTTTCATTCATCTATTTATCATCTAGTGACTAGATGCAACCCAGGAGGGAGTCGAACCCTCATCACTTGCTTCAAAGGCAAATTCACAGCCGCTGTACCAGGCAATCGTAGCAGAGAAGAGATCGTCGTGAGTGTGGTTGGCGTTGAGGGCGAAGTAACTCATGACAAGTGCAACTGCTAGTTGGTACCTGGAAAAGGAATCGAACCTTACGTCTGAGACTTATCGGGTCTCTGTTCTACCATTGAACTATCCAGGCAAAGTGTACTTGGGGGTGATGTACGGGGTTCGAACCCGTGATACGAGATTCACAATCTCGGATGTTTCCACTACATTAACGTCACCCCGAAGTACACTCAAGGAGAAACTTTTCAGTGATCATGTCTTTTGTGAGAATGATCACATTTACTGCATTTTCTTTGATAGGTCAAGATAATGCTTGAACATTAGCTTTGGTAGGCAATACTGGATTTGAACCAGCGACTTACACCTTATCA